CTGATGCGAGTTTCATAGTTGGCAATGCTGTCATACTTCCAGCTTCTATTTGACCTGCAAAAACTGCATTTATAATTTGATTTACAACTGCTAATTGCATAAAAGTAGAAATTATTTGAGAAACTAAACTTTTTGCAAAATCTTTAAAACTTTTTAAGGCATCTTGTCCTGACATCAATGCGTTTACAAAATCAGTAGAAAAAGCATTAACTGCTTCTTGCACAACTTGATTTAAAGCACCTATTGAACCTCCTGCTCCATCTCCTCCCTCTTCTATTTCATTTAATTGAACAGTAATAGCATCTGTTATAGATTTTATTTTTTCTTCAGTTAAATCTAATGCTTCCATTACTTCTGGATTAGCTAATATCTTATTAAACATTGCCATTTCTGCATTAAGGAGGTCAGCTTCAGTTTTTAAACCTTCCAGACGTTTTTGTATTGTTGGCATGAAATTTATAAACTCTTGAGCAATTTCTGTACTTCCATCACTCACAGTTGTTGTTGATAAAGACATGGTATCTCGGATTAATGTTATGAGAGCATCAAGCTCTTGCATTTTTTTATCATGAGATGCTTGTTCAAACTTACCCATTTTTCCTGTTGTTAGGAATACAAGATTTGTTTTCTCTAAATCTTTAAATCTTTGTAATTCCTCTTTTCTTAAATCTTTAAGAGCTTGTAGTTGCTTTTGTGGATCAGTTTCTCCAGTAAGGTCTTGTGCAGTTGCTTGACCTGAAATAAGTCTTATTAATCTAGCAGAAGCATTAGCCATTGCAGTAAGTCTATCTGTAATTCCTTTAAGGAAGTCTGCAAGTCCTGCTTTAAAAACAGTATCAGCTAATTGCTTGAAAGCTATCTGCATATTAGATGTTTTTGTAGATAGATTATCCATCTTTGATTCCATTGCACCACCGAACTGCTCCTGCAATCCGTCAATAAGAATTCTCACCATTTCTGCTGCACCTTCTGCAGTTTTACCAAATTGAGATAACTCTTCCCTTGATTTGCCTAGTGCTTCAGTAAGTATTTTTGTAGCAGGTATTCCTCTGTCATCTAATTGATTTATTTCTTCAAGACCCATACCACCTGCAGCTGATCTTTGAACAATCCTTACCATCGCTTCAAAAGCACCTAGTTGGTCAATAGATGTTGACGCTACGTCTGCAAAAGTTTGTAGCATTTCCATATTTGGCTCTACACCTGCTGACTTTAGCTGTATAAATGCCTTTGTAGCATCTTCTATTTGGAATGGTGTTGTTTGTGCAAACTCAAAGACTTTATTCATAGCTTGATCACCTGCTTCCATGCTTCCAAACACAGTATCAAGAGAATCTTTTAAATCTTCAAAACCTGCACCTACTCTTGCCACAGAGCCAACTGCAATTCCAATACCACCAATAGCAGCAGCAACACCAACTGCAACTTTAGGTATTTTGCTTAAAGCACCTGCAAGACCTGCTCCACCAAATGCAGCAACACCTGTGCTTCCAGTTGTTTTAAGTTCACCTTTTACATTCTTGAGTTTCTTTTCAAGTTCTTTGGTATCTGCTTTTATTTTAATTAGCAGTTCATCTACTGTTCTTGCCATTAGTCTGGGTATAACTCCATTAGTTCTTGTAATCTATCTTGATCAAGTGGTTCTGGTTCTGTCTCTGTACTGTTAAACTCTTTAAATCCTTCAATAGAATTTACAACTTCTATTAAAGATAAATCCCAGAAATCTTTAGGAGACATACCGATCATGCCAACACATACCTGAAAAAATCTTGTGATTGGCAGAGTTTCCACCTTTACTCCACCTTTTGTAACTTTCCCTCGTCTGTTTCTTCCTCTGAATGACCAGTTAAGGTTTTTGTTAATAACTGTGCGACTGCAGTTATTGATTCTAAATAGGATTCACCTATTAACTTTTTAACATCAGCTTCTGATACATCATTACCTCCACCACGCAATCCGTTATATAAAACTATAAGAATTTGTGAAACAGTAATACCTTGATTCATACCCATTTCCTGTGCTAAAAGTATGACACTTTTGCCTGTTGCCTCCTCAATACGCATGATTGCATCAATATTGAGTCTGGCCTTATATTCTTTATTAGCTATAGATAGCTTAAATTCACCCTTTAACTTGTTTACTGTCATCTGACTTTTTCTCCTTAGATTTACTTGCCTTTGCAAGATTTAGTGTTAAAAAATTATCTCTTACGTCAATAACTGAAGAAACAACCTTATAAGTTTTTTTATCAACTTTTATGCTGTCTCCGACTTCTATAACGTTTGCTACTTCTAGCTGTGATTTATCTGCAGACATCATTGCATCTACAGATTCATCACCTAAGTCTATTTGTACTCTATGCCAAGCCATTATGATGCTGTTACTAGAATTACACCACTTGATTCAAATGTCATAGAATATGTGCCTTCACCATTAAACTCACCTGCATATTCAAGTGATGTTATTTGGAAAGCACCCCTAAATTTGAAGAATGTTGGTATAAAAAACTCAAAATTTTCAAAAGCAGGAGTTTGTGCTGATGAGCCATCAACTGCTCTATTTTGCTGTGCTAAATATGCATCTTTTAATAAATTTTCTGTAGTTGAATCAGTAAAAACTCCACTACCAGAAATAGTTATTGAATTTACTCCACCACCTGCTAGTAGTGTTCTATATCCATCTGAATCTTTATGCGTTACATCAACTGCTTCATCATTTAAAGTAATTGAACTTGATCTTAGACCTCCGATAGTCTGGTATGCCCCAGAGTTATCTAGTTTAATCAAGACATCTTTTCCTTTTATTGGTGCTGCCATACGTTTCTCCTAAAAATTAGCTCCCTAATATTATTGCTCGGAATCGCATGACTCCATGTCTCGTTATCCCATCTGGGTCTCTAAGTATATCAGAAAATTCAAATCTCAAATTAGCAAGATTAAATCCGCTGACACTTAAACTACTATCATGCAATAAATCGTGTATTCTGTCCATAATTTCCTTTGTTTCCTTGGCACCTTTATATTGTGACCAAACGTGTATGTTTATAGTAAACTCGCCACCATCAAGGTCTTTAGTGCTGTAGTCAATTGCAGTTTCTTCTCCTAAAGCTACAAAAGGATATGTAGCATTTTCTACAACTTCATCAAAAACACCTGCTCCTAAAGTATTTGTAAGTGTATTATCGCTTGATAGAGTGCTATATATAGTTGTTTGTAAAGCAAA